GAGTTATTAGGAGATCCAAACTTCGGAGCTGATTTACCATCACTATTACATGAAACAAGATTATCAGCAGAAGCTATAGAAGGAGATATTAGAGCACAAATATCAGATTATATAGAAGAAATTGATGGAATTGAATATGGATTAACAGTTGAATTTTTTGAAGATCCAGATAGATACCAAGAGTATATGGTTATAACATTCAATCTCAAAGACTATGAGGTTTATGCTTCGGTAACTTAATTTTATCTAAATCGTTCATTATATTGGACAATGATTTGCTGAGTAAATATACTTATAATCTCTTTTAATATTAACACCAAGGCTTTCAGCCGATGTAATAATATCTTCTAAACACTCAGAGTCAGAACCACCAACGATAACAACATCCTTTCCCTTTAACTCAACAAGATGCTTATATAATTTAATAGGAACTTGAAACCATTTATGATTATTACCGATATAGACTATAACAGTACCTTCTTTAGTCGGGAAAATATCACCCTTCTTTAATTGTTTACTATCCTCCTTATCACTAATCTCTTTATGAACATCTTTATTTAGAATCTTCTTATAGAAATCAGCATCAACATCATAATTATATCTCTTTTCAATTAATTCTGTTTGGTTGGGAAAATGATATAAATCATCATGTATTGGAATTTCAGGATCCTTATCATATAAATAGTCTTTATCTACGATTTTACCATCAATGTGGTTATCCCAAACTTGATAAACCTCACCAAATTTCTTACAATACTTTTTTAATTCATTTATATACATCTCAGAAAAGAATTTCTTAAATGATTTTTGAACATCAACGATTATAAGTGTTGTGTCAGTATTGTAATTCTCATATGCCTTTAGGTATCTCATTATAAGTATATATTAAATAAAAAACCCATCAAAGTTTATTTGATGGGTTTTCATTTTAAAAATTTCTATAAATTAAAGTGGAAGTTCTTCTTCATCCTCTTCATCCTCTTCTTGTGCTTGTGGTTGAACTTGACCTTGTGTTTCTGGTTGAACTTGTCCTTGACCTTGTGTTTCTGGTTGAACTTGTCCTTGACCTTGTGCCTGAACTTGTGATTGACCATCTTGTGCTTGAACTTGTGCTTGTGGTTCTTCAAATTCACCTTGTGCTTCTGGCTGAGCTTGTTGTGCTTCTGGTTGTACTTGTGGTTGTGCTTGCATTTGAGCCTGTGGTTCAATTTGAATCTGTGCTTGTGGCTCTTGAGCCTGTACTTGAGTTTCTTCTTGACCACCCATTAAAGCTCCACCTGGAATCTTCTCAACATCAAGATTGTTCATATTAATGTATTTAACAATTTCCTCAGCGATATCAACATCACCAAAAAATTGTCTTAGGTTCTTACCAGTAGTTTCTTTAACTTTCTTAACATAAGAATTAATCAAAGATTGAGGAATATCAATCATTGTCTTTACTTTATAAATATCGTTAACTTGAAGAACAGCTTCTTTGATTATCTCATCTCTGTTCTTTGTAATACGATATTTTTCATACGTTCTAATATGCTTCATATTTAATAGAATTTTTTTATAAGTTATATATTAAGTATTAAAAGTCGTTTTTTACAACTTATTTAGGTAACAATATAGCTACTATTAAACCAACAATAGTAACACCACCAATACTACCACCAACTATCATCTTAACTTTTTGTTTTCTTATTATTTTATCTTTCAAATCTATTTGATCCTTGAGATTTGTTAATTGTTTATTAAACATAACTTCCCTTAATTGATACTCAGTTACTTGTTTCTGTAAAGTCTCTATTGTGGTATCCTTAGTCTCTATATTAGTATTTAATTGGTCAATTAATACTTTTTGTTCTGATATAACAATATTTTTATCATTTACTGCCTTTACACAAACCGAATCATAACTACCAATCTGAACGTTTAATTGCTCAAATAACTCCAATAGGTCAGAATTATTATCAAGCTTTTGTGCTTGTTCTATTGTCATAACAACAACACTTTGACCCAAAGAATCTACTTCGTATCTAGGATATTCTATTTCTTGTGAAAATACATTAATAGAAATAAGTAACCCAACTAACATTGTCAATAAATTTTTCATTATTTCGTTTTGTTTTTTATAGAATTAAGTAAGTCATCTCCCGTTCTATTTGGTGGATTTTTCTTTAATTCTTTTATTTTCTTTCTAGTAGCCGCTAATTGTTTCTGCATTTCACTAAGTTTACCAGCACTTTCCTCAGCTTTATCCTCAGCTTCTCTAACATTAAACTCTAATAATGCTATTCTTTCAGTATTAAGACTATCAGCTACCATTAACGAATCTATTATAATAGAATTATCATTTAGTCTTTTATTGGATTCTTGTTTTTCCTTTTCAATTTCATCATACTGTTCTTGTAATTGGTTTAACTTTTCTTCACTGGCATCATCACCACTAAAGTACCACTTATAACCAAAAATAAGAGTAAATCCAAGAAGGACTAATATGAGTATTGACTTAATATCTAGCTTCATAAAACTTTTTTAATTTGATGTATATATAATAATATAAATTATCTCCTTGGAAATTTCAAGGATTTTACTTATATTTGTAATTATGAAAACAAAAACATTATATTGCTTCGACTTCGATGGTACATTAGTACACTCACCAATGCCACATGAAGGTAAAGACATCTGGTTAAAAGAAACTGGAATAGTTTGGCCATATAATGGATGGTGGGGTAAATCAGAATCTTTAGATAGTGATGTATTTTTTGTCGCTAAACATGAATGGGTATATCAAAGATATCTTGAAGCAGTAGCTGACGAAGATAACTACACTATAATGGCAACTGGTAGACTTGAAAAGGTATCAGGTATGAGAAAAAATGTTGAGAAGATTTTAAATCAACACAATCTATCTTTCGAAGAAATTCACTTAAACTGGGGAGGAGACACATTTAAGTTCAAGACTAAGCTTTTTGAACAATTAATTGAGAAGACGAACTGTGATAACTTCATAATGTATGATGACAGACACGAACATCTTGTGAAGTTCAGAGAATGGGCTAAGGAACAAGATTGTGAAGTAACAGTAGTTGATATTGTCAATAAGATAACAAATACATATTAATATATACAAAAACGAAATAAATAAAAATGGCAACTATTACAAAGAAAAAAAGTGAGACTAAGGTAGATGAAATACTTTCTAAACCATTTAGACTTGATTTACATAATGATGATTTCAATTCATTTGATTGGGTAATCACTTGTTTGATGAAAGTTTGTGACCATGAACAAGAACAAGCTAATCAATGTGCTCACCTTGTACACTTCAAAGGAATATGTGATGTAAAGTACGGAGACTTAGAAACTATTTCAACAATGAAAGATAAATTGGAAAGTGCTGGGTTATCAGTAACTATGGAAGTGAATTAATTCTTCGACAACTTTTATAACCGAACTATTCTATAGGAAAGAGGTCAATTTTTTGACCTCTTTTTTATTGACCAAACCACTTACCAACGTTGTTATTACCAAATCCATTATTCTTATTACGATTTTGGAAATTTCTTCTAACCTTTAGTACTTGACCATAATCAACACCCTCAACATAATCAATGTTTTTCAAACACCCATTTATATAAGACATCAAATCTCTGTCTGTAAACTTAGTAGACCATTCTTCAACCATTTCTCGGAATTCATTCTTCTTAAATATTGATGTTGAGTTAACAATAGTCATAACCGTATCATCATGACCAACATCAGCCGCATATCTAACGTTACCAGCAGTTGTTGTGTGTTTAACAAAGGTTGTTATCTCTCTAATTGTTTCCTCATTATTAATTGAGAATCCCTTAGATATCATTAAGTCTTGATAATCCTTAACCAACATATTCTTATTCTCTCCAATTTTCAACCCTATTTTTTCCTCAGTAGCATCAGCTCTGTGTTTATATCTAACAAACACAGAAGAACCATAATTATTATTACCATCAAAAACGTGTGGCATTTCGGCCAATAAGGTATTACCATAGTTATTTAATTCTAATACAATCTTAACATTATCTGGATTAAAGTATTCAAAGGCTATAAGGTATAGTATCTCTGATAATTGCTTAACAGATACTAAGTTACTTCTATAAATACCTATCTGTTCTAACTTAAAGAAGTCAACAATGGATGTATAGGCTGCTTTTTGGTTATCAATAACCTCTTTTGTTTTATTATTAACCCTAAATATATTTATTATCGAATAATCTTGACCTAACCCCTCTGCAATATCGACTGATAATACAATTTTATAATCCTTTCTCATCAAAGGAAGATAAACATCATCATCAACCCATCTCAACTCATCATAACTAAATCTAAGTTTTTCAAATTCTGGAATTTCTTCATGTATATAATTTTTCTTAGACTTTAATAAACTATCTATGATGGCCTCATTCAATAAAGACTTACTAGCGTTAATAAATCTCAACCCATACTCTTGGTTGAAAGCATCTTCACCACCAATATCCTTAATAGCTTCTTCTTTCCAAGTTGTTAACTCAGCAACAGCAAATAAAGGTATTTCTTCACCCTTTGAGTTTTCTATCATCAAAGCTCGTATCTCATCATCAGAAACATCCTCATTATTAAGAACGCTTATTATATCCTTCTGCATATCAATGTTATAAGACATACTCACTTTAGTAACTTCACTATATTGTTTCTCTAAAAAGTCCATAACATACTCTTTATCAATACCCTGTTCATATAATTTATGATCATTCAATCTAACATAAGTAACAAACCTACCCGGTACTTGATACCAATAAACCCTATGAGCTTTAAAGTTATTTCGTCTTGGATCCCCATCGGGCCTTTCACCATCAGTAAGTAGCTTATGGAATAAGTTCATACCATTGGGTGTTGATGTTATTATAATCTTAGAATTCTTAATTGCTGATACAGTTGGAAATACAGCCGTGTAGTATGGCTCTATAATATTAGA